ATTTGGAAGAAGAAATAAAAGCTCTTGACACTTTCTTTTTAAAGGTTATAATCGACAATAGAGAAGCACTATGGACATGAATACACTACCCTTTGCCGCTATTAAAATTGACAAGAAAGAAGCTCAGAAAAGAGCCTCTGAAGTCATGGCTGATATTCAAAAATATCGAGATGATAAGAAAGCACAGATGCCTCTTGAAAAGCAACGTCTCATCAATAAAGCAAGAAAGACTCTATGGAATCGAATTTTCCATAGTAATGCTACAGATGAATATATCTTTGATGCCTATGAACGATGGGAAGGTCGAGTATCATTTTGGCATTATTGGGATCTAAAGGAAGAAAGTATTAGAGGTTTCAGTAAACATTATGATGCTTGTAAAAAGATCGTGGAGATGGTAGAATTATCCTCAGAAGATTCTATCTGGATCACAGATGAAGGTTATAAATTTATCACCAGTAAAATTTGGTATATCTAAAATGACAAATCGACGAACAATTAAATTCCGATTCTGGGATATAGTAAAGAAAGAATTTACTTATGAATTCCCAAGATTGCGTTACGACAACAAACAAGATGCATTTGAAATAGGTGATAAAAATATTACTATTTGTATGTTTACTGGTCTTCTTGATAAACATAACAAAGAAATTTATGAAGGAGATATTCTTAGTTTTGAGAATCAAGAAGGAGTTTGGCCCGATCAAGTCGGTAAGAGTATCGAAGTAAAACATCCTTTTATTTGCGGCAATGCTCACTTAGGAGAAATCATTGGAAACATTTTTGAATCATGAAATTATTACTAATACTATTTACAACAATCTTTCTTACATCTTGTGATAAACAATTACAAGATTCATACAATGCTAGGATTGATTTTGTCAATACTTTAAAGATCGGCAACGGTTGGAATCCTAATCGAATCGAATATAACTTAATCGAGAGCAATATCGATTTAAGTAAATATCGTATTGAAACTCACCAAGGATTCTATTATATCACCGTGAAAGATAATCGAATTGTTAGTATCTGGGTCAAACCAAAACCTTATTGAGAATGCTAAATTGTCGATACTATCTGAGTGGCAACAGCATAGTGTTTCCTAGACGTGGCCTAATCTTTCATAAAAGCTTCGGTAATAACTACTGGAACTATTCCAAAATTAGTGCTAGACGAAAGCTGAAACTGTGGTATACTAAGGGGCAACAGAACGACATCATACACTATCTCCAAGAACAAAAATACCTGATATGAGCATACACGATACACGAAAAGGTAAAAAAGAAATGGGATTTCCAGAAGATGGTCAAAAGATCACCTTCAAAGAGCCTATAAAAATTCATTGGTTTACTAATGTAGTTAAAGATCAGGAGCTACTTGAAGTCGGTAAAGAGTATACTGTTCGTAAAACACAGCTAAATTCTTCATCTTCGTTCGTATGGTTAGAAGAGTTAGAACCCTACGATGAAGGACGTGATATGCCATTTTTTAACCTCTGGTCATTTGACTGGGAGGGTAGACCTAAGTCGTGGCTCGAAGAACAGAGAGATAAACAATTAGAAAAATAATCATATGCCCCAAAAAGGAAATCCAAACGCCAAGAAAATAAAGATTAGTGATTATATTGCTAATCTTGAAAAGTCGATAGCAAAACTTGAACGTCAGTTGAAGGATGCTAAAGCGAATAATGATGCTTTCGTTTCTAACCAGAAGGAAGAAACACTTCACGAAGTATGGAAACAGGAAGATGATTTTGAGAAATCTATCATGCAGAAATATCCATCTCTATTTTATAAGAATGAAGATGGAACACCTAAGTATGCTGAGTGTGGAATTGGATGTCCCAAAGCATGGCAAGAGATTGTAGATAATCTCTGTGGATCTATTGTTAGTTATGAGAAGTGCCGTTATCATAGCATGGATAATCCAGATAAAAAGATTCGCATCTGGCTATTCAGAAACGTCTGGAATCCACTATGGAATCCTGTCTACAACTTCATTCTTAATTCACTCGATCCTTATGCACCATTTCGTCCAAAAGAAAAGAAGCGTGGATTCTGGTCAATTCCACCAGAAATTTCTGCTCTGGTAAAGACAACTAAAAGATATAAAATCCATAAGTGGCTCATGGATTTTAACTATCGTAAATTGACTGTCAAGGAAATTTGGATTAAAAAAGAACTTCCTGAAACTAAGATTGCTCAGGTCAAGTCCAAGTTTGGTGGTCTGCGATTTTATGTAGATGACGCAGATGACCATGTTTATGGTATGACCCAATTCGCTGAATACCTTTGCTCAAAAGTCAAATGAAATACTTACTCTCGCTATTACTACTGTTCACAGTATCATGCACAACCATGCCACAGAATCCACAGAAATGGATGGAATGGCACGGAGCGAATGATTGTGTTCCTACTGCGATTGCTTTTAAGGAAGGTCTAAAGGCTAGCAAATGCAAATGGAGTAAGGTGGTCCTCTATGGTTATATTGATCATGAAACTGGAGAACAAAAAGGTCACGCCATCGTGGCTTTTATGTATCCAATCGGCAAGAATCAGCTCTGGACATACGATTTTATGGGTTCCTATCGAACAAGAGCATACATTAGCGATGTCAAGACCATTGCACAACTGGCTGAAATCCAACGCGGAAGGCCACTTAATGTGGTAGTGAGTGCAGAATTTTTAGAATAAATGAAAATAATTCTCGACATTCTCGGATTTTGAGCTAAGTTGTTCTCATAGCTAACTGCTACTACATTATGAAAAACAAACGCTACGCCAAATTCTCCACAGACGATCTTCGCTCGGTTTTCACAATCCTCGAAAAAGTTGATGGAACGATAATCGTTATGATGTTTGATCGTATTACTGGAATGCGCCATTTCGTAGATGAAATTGGTTCCGAAGCTTTGGTAATACTCGATAAAGAAGGTATTGCACTTTTCTGAAAATAATTCTTTACAAACCTTGTGAATCGATTAAGTTGATCCCGTAACCGAAACCAAACATACATTATGACAACTCCTGAACTCATCGCCGCCATCCGCCTGACCAACAACGGATACATCTTTGCTCCAACTGCCGCTGAATTAACTGCCGCACGAAATGCTCCAGGCACCTTCCAAATGGTAAACAATTCTTACGGTTCGATCAGCATCGCCATGTGGCCCCGCTAAATTTAACTTCATCTAACCCCTTTCCAAAACATACATTATGAACAACATTGACCGCCTGAAACTCATTAAGCAAATCGCTAAACGTCAAGAAGCATTCCAAGTCCTTGCCAAGATGGTAAAGACTCAGGAGTGCAACGTGACCGAAGAGCATACACTCACAGTTCAAGAATATGACACTAACCCCGACGATGAATAACTTTACCAGAGATGAGCTCATTGACAAACTCAATGTCAATGAGTGCACGGTGGTCTTTACGAAAAAAGACGGAACAGAGCGCACAATGGTCTGTACGCGCAGTATGGACATGGTGCCAGAAGATCATAAGCCAAAGAGTGGTTCATCCGCTACAGAGAATTTGGACGTGGTTAAAGTTTATGACATTGAAAGTGAAGGCTGGAGATCATTTCGGGTTGATAGTGTCTTTTCCCTTGTTATAAATTAAACCATGGCAACCACACCCACATCAAACAGAGGAGTATTTAAAGCAGGTCGGGTTCTTGCTCCAGATTCTAAATGGACTGGAGAAGAACCCGAATGGACTAATTGGGAGGATTGGTCCATCGAGAAATTCATGGCAACTCGCCAGAGAATGCTCAATTTCTACAATTACTATCTGAGTACAGCTGATATGAAGCCAGCGGTTCTGGATTTTATGAAGCGTGAGAATTATTCAAAAGAGGAAATCGATGCAATCTCCGCAGCGAATCCTAATGTCATGCCATCGACCATTGGCAAGCTCATCCGAGCCATGGATCGTGGTATGCCATCGCTGCATCCAGATGCCCAAGATTACTTTGATAAACTTCCGTTTGTTGAGGGTGCTGTTGCTAAAGATGATAAAGCTATCGTAAAGAAAGAACTAGGAATTGTTCTGAACACGCTTTATTCAGCCAAGATCGAGGAACTATCGAATAAGACAGAAAAGACTGAACCGAAGCTGTCAGTATTTGATCGTATCAAAAATAAGGTGAATACTGAAGTCATTGCCTTAATGGATAAGATGCTGGATGGTTGGGACGAAGATCTGTCTGTTACTCCAGAGCCAATGCCCTTGACTTCATATATTCGTGATAATGGTATTCCAGCTAATGGTTGCGGTATTATTCAGGCATGGATTATGAGGTATCTGGAAGAATATCGGGCTGCATTTACCAAGTCAGATCCATACTTTGTCGAAGCATACTCATACATCACTCGGGCTGATCTGAAGGCACGTCTTAAAGCGATGGAATCAATGCTGGCAGATGTAGAGAAATACACCAAAGCGAAGAAAGCACAACGTGCTCCTAGAGCAAAGAAAGTAAAGGATGCTGTAAAGCAGATCGGAAGACTTCAGTTTCAACAGAACTCACAAGACTACAACATTGACTCAATCTCACCATTGAGGATTCCATCTGCGCAGAGACTCTATGTCTTCAATACAAAATATCGAGCATTAAGTGTCTACTATGCGAAAGGGTCTGCTGGCTTTGAAATCAAGGGAACAACAATTCAGAACTTTGATCCAGCAGAGAGTTTCACTGTCAATCTAAGGAAACCTAAAGACACATTGCAGTATGTGATGACTCATGCGATAAAACCTCTTGACAAATTATTTTCTGATGATAAACTAAAGAAGAAACCAGCCACTGGTCGAATCAATGATCAGACCCTGCTATTACGAGTCATAGAATTTAAAAAATAAAACACATGGATACACTATTAGAATACGAAGCACAAGAGGAAATTGTTCCAGTATACACCAAAGAGAAACTAACCAAAGACGTTGAGGCATTAGTCAAACGTGATCATATGACTTATCTGGAAGCAATCATTCATGTCTGTGATGATATTGGAATCGAAGCTGAAGATATGGCGAAGATTGTCACTGGACCATTGCGTGATAAACTTGAAGCCGAAGCACAGAGAAACAATATTCTACCTAAGCCTAACGATCTGTTTTCCAATCTATGAGCGCAGTAATGTATCAACAAGAACAAACTTCTGGACAAAAAACAACTGGATTTGATGCCTGGAATATCTGCACTGCTATTAAGGTGCATTTCTCTGGTGGTTCTTACGATGCATTCAAGTTCAATTTCAAGATCGGTCGATTAACTAGGGCTAACTTTGAATCTCAGAAGGGTAAATACTTCTTTGATAAAGTTGCTCGTAAATACCCGAAACGTAATGATCTGATTAACTTCTTTCTGGCTAATTATCTGTCTGATCGAAAATGGGTCGGTTCAATGAGTGATGAAGCACTTATTCAATACGAAGCAAAGATGCAGCGAATTGAATATACCTTTAAGACAGATATTGCTAAACTGAAAGATCATTGTGATTCAATCGGCTGTTCTTTTGACGATATGTTTCAGATACCAGTGAATCAGTCCATGCCTATCATTATTCAGATGTTTCAGAATGGATCAATTTCTTTCGACACTTTAACTGTTCTTGACATCGTTCTTAATTTCTCCAAGTCTCTAAATAAAAATGTATCTGACCCCCTTGGTGTTGCCGATCAAATCTTCAATACCATTATCGGATACAAACCATTTATCATCAACGGTAAGTATATTAGCAAAGAAAAAATTAAGGAAATTGTAATAAAATGCTTTACATGACCCTTGTTTTCTGCTATATTATCCAACGTCGGTGACTAATAAGCATACAAAAAAATACAACCAATACTAAAATACAACTAATATGTCGTTTGCAAAACTAAAACAAAACCGTACTACCTCCATTTCTAAGTTGGTAGAAGCAGCCGAAAAGATCAGCACCAATGCCAAATCAGGCGGAGATGATCGTTTCTGGCAACCTCAATGTGATAAAGCTGGTAACGGCTATGCAGTGATTCGATTCCTTCCAGCTGCTGAAGGCGATGATCTCCCATGGATTCGTTATTGGGAACATGGTTTCAAGGGACCGACTGGTCGTTGGTATATTGAAAAATCGCTTACTTCTATTGGATTACCCGATCCAGTTTCTGAAGCTAATGCGATTCTCTGGAACTCTGGTATGGATGAAGATAAAGCACTTGTTCGTGAACGTAAGCGCAAACTTCATTACATCTCAAATATCCTGATCGTGAGTGATCCTACTAATCCAGAAAATGAAGGAAAGGTCTTCCTTTACAAGTATGGTAAGAAGATCTATGACAAGATTATCGAGGCGATGCAACCACAATTTGCTGATGAAGAACCGCTCAATCCATTCGATTTTTGGGCTGGTGCTAATTTCAAGTTGAAGATTCGTCAAGTTGAAGGTTATCGTAACTTCGATAAATCGGAATTCGATGATGTCGCAGCACTCTTTGGTGGCGATGATACCCGACTTGAGGAACTCTATGCTAAGCTGAATCCTCTGAAGGAATTCATTGATCCGTCGAAGTATAAGACCTATGACGAACTGAAGAAACAATTCATCGCTGTCGTTGGTGGTGAGGTTACCAATTATACTCCAGCAGAAACTGCAACTCTTGATGAAACCCGATCGGCTCCAGCCCCTAAGGTTTCCGCTCAACCCGAGCCAGAAGCTGTCGGTGGTGGTAATGACTCCGATGACGATGGTGATTCCCTCGCATATTTCGCCAAGCTGGCGCGTGGCTAATAACCTTTGTGGGTAAATAGTGGTAAAGGTGTGGCTCTTAATTGGGCCACACCTTTTTACTTTATATACTAGAGAAACCCATGGAAGAACCAGAGACAATCGGATCAACCGACATGCTGGAATTATTCACCGATGAAGTTGAATTATTCGTTACATTACCACCATATTGATTCACGATAACTGCTGTCGAAGCAACCTTAGATGAAGCATTATTCAATTCAGAACCAGTTGTTTTCGCTGACGTATTAATATCAGATGAGTTAAGTTTAGGTGAACTTGAATTAACTCCAGCGAAGTCATAGACACCCTGAGGAATCGCCTTAGCAACCCAGTGAAGTGGATCAGATAATGATTTATGATCATTCGGATTCGGTAGAATCTCACGAAGAATACCTTTAGCAAAATCATTAGTCATGCTGGATAGATCAGTAAGACCAGCCGCAATAGCTGCAGGGGCAGCCGTTAACATATCAGTAATCCATGTGAATAACTCAGACATTAACTGAATAGTTGCATCTCTGGCTTCGATGATATAGTCTTGGAAAGAGAAATTATCCAGAGCATTAGCCATATCGAATGCTCCAAAGAGAGTAGCAATCCATGAAACTGCTCCCTTAATCATATCTAGGATTCCACCAACAGCCACAGCAAGGATACCATCAACTCCAAAGTTATTGAAAGCCTCTGTAAATTTCTGCACGCTGAATAGATCAACTAACCACTTTACTGCATATTCAGCAACTCCAAAGATAGCATCAACACCGTCTTTGATTAAGGCACCGAAAGAGAAACTATCAAGAGCTTTAGACACATTTTCAAAACCAAAGAATTTAGCAATCCATGAAACCGCGTCCTTAATCAGATCAAGAATACTTCCAATTGCTCCATCTAAGAAACCAGAGATGAATCCCTTGATACCACCAAGAATTCCACCTTTCTTGTATCCTTCGATAGCTTTCGTGACCCCCTCAATTAACCCCATAACAACGAGCAAAACCACGTTGCCTATTCTTACAATTTTAAAAAGTGCTCCTCCAAGTTTAACTCCAATCTTGAAGAAAGCAAAGATACCTTCAATAAATTTAAAGAAACCAGACAATGTCTTACCAGCAGTTTCACCAATCAATGGAATTTTACTAACAAAAGCAAGTATTCTTTCCGTATTGGTAACCATCTTTACAAATGGTTCGATTATCTTTCCAATCTTAGAAAAAATAATGGTCAATGGTTTCATTAAACCAATCGTTCTAAGCAACTGACCAGCAAAGCCGGCGATAACTCCAAGAGACAAAGCAACTCCACCAATCTTAGACCATTTGGTCAAAAGGTCATCTGAAGATTCTCTTCTTCTTTCTGGTTCTGGTGTTTCTGGTGTTTCAACTGGTTCTGGTCTTGCATTGAGAAGATTCAAAGCCTCAAGTAACTTTCGACGATCCTCCACTTGCTGCATATCGCCGCCAGTAAAGAATTCAAGAATATCTGTGGTTGTTTTTTTAATATCAGAAACAAATCGTCTGACACTACCTAAAACACTGACAGCATTACCAAGCTTGCTATTCATCTCAGCAAAGCCATTCATCTGAATTATGGAAAGTTCTTCCAAAGACTGCGAAGAATCGTTTGTAACAATACCTTTCAGAAGAACCTCCATATTATTACGGAGACTCTGTGAGAGGTCATCAACGACATCGAGCAATAGATCACCACCAAGATTAATGCTTTTAAGTTCCTTATCAAACGTATCCAGCATCAAATCGCTACTCAGATTAATACTCTGAAGTTCAGCGATTAGCTTAGATAGATCTAGGGCTTGATTCTGAGAAGCATTACTGCCCTTTGGTGTTGTCTTTGTCTTTTTCATTACTGACTGCTATTTTTCCGACGCTGTTCTTCTTCTTTTAGATGATTCATCAACATGGAAACATAAATTTCCCTCTCCCATGGTATCATTAAATCTAATTCTGTTAATGAGTATTTATGGTGTTGCATCAAGGCAAAATTAGTCTGGTAATAATTTGCCAATGATTCATGTGAGAGGGCTAGGCGAAAAAAGCTTGTGTACCACTTAACTTGGTATCATTTTCGCATCCACATCCAGAACACTTAAACGAAATTTCTTTTTCAAGCTTAGGAGCGGCAGAGATGAACTGTTCGATCTTCTGCATCTGTGAACGATTCAGAGAATTAACAAACGTGGTCAATTCAGCTTTGGTCGAAGAATCAGTCGGATAGACTGCTGTTGAATCAAAGATAGATTCGATTGACGCAATGATCACATCATTCACAATATCTGCCTGAGATTTCTTTGAGTCCGATAGACTGCCCATATCTTTAACTCGGATATGACGAAGATTAACTCCAACCGAATCCGTCAGTCTAACCATCTTTTCGACAGTAGGATCGATTGTAACTGTGACAGAATCAAGATCAATCGTCACTGGATTAAACACTTCACACTCATTACATTTGACATTAACAGTGGACGATTCACCGATACTTTTTGTACGCAGTTTAAGGAAGATATACTCAAGGTCAAACGATGTAAGTTCATTTGGATTGATCTTTTCAAATGTACATGCCTTGACAATTTCTTTCATTGCACTTAACATCTCCCTTGAATCAGAAGATTCTTGGGCCATCAATAAGACTTTTTCTTCCTTTACTAGGAATGGACGGTATTCGATAGTCTTTCCAGTAGATGGAATTTCTAGGGTATACTTCGGGAATTCAATAATTGGTAATGCCATAATTTAATTTATACTTGAGTAAATGTTTTATAAGTGAACGTGGCAGTAACCTTCTGGAAACTGTCCGTCGTGTTATTATCTAGCTCAACTGAATTAACTCCGATTGGATATGCATCGACTAATACACTGGTATAACGAATGTTATCACGTTCATCTAGCTGATGAATTTGAATATTACTGCGATATTGTTCTGGATAACTTAGTAGATATGAATCAACATTGATGATCGACTGCATCCATTTGTCAAGAATATTTTTCGCATAATAATCATTTGTCAGATAAAATGTCATATTCACATCTTCGTCTGTATATCCAGTAGGAATCTTGATCGGATTTCTCCATGGAGAAAAATCTGTGGTCTGAATGAGTCTGCCTGGTAATGAACAAGTTTCGCAAAGCAGACTCAAATCTCTTCCGTTTTCACCTAGTAGAGCAAATGGTAATGGAATAGTGACTTTGAATCGATTCGTCTTGGCTAGACTACCACGGGCACCGATGACACTCTTGAACTGTTGAATATTTGTTGCCATGATAGATTACGGTGTGATGGTATTGGAATACATTTTCTTTGAGTCTTTCCAGACGGTCTGACGTGTCTTATAGACGAAATCATCAGTTTGTAGAAATAGAGCAAGTTCCCATTCAGAAGATGGAACTTCGACTGTCTTAGATTTAATATGAGAGAACAAATATCTCTTAAAGCAGGGTTGGAATTGTTTTAAATTCGATGCTGATTTTAACATCTCATAGTTCAACCGAAATTTTGTTGTCTCATCAAATTTTTTGTTATTGGTGTGTTTCAATAACTTATCGAAGAACATCGCACGAACTAATGGTGGAAGATAGTGAAGGTTCAGACCATAGAAACCACCTTTAGCTGGTCCTACCATAATAATCAATGGAAATTTATCGAAGTATGGAAGATCCTCTTTGGTCTTAGCATCATAGATGAACATGAACATACGTCCAACCAGAGGTTTATTCTTGACAACTAGAGAATCATCGTTCAATAGATTCTTCCGATTGAGGTTACGAATACCCTTCAGTCGATCATAGAACCACTTCTTGGACTCTTCAGTTCTTCTAGGAATCGCTGCTTTCCATCTCTCAAGCTGAACACGACTAAAGAAGTCATTGGTTAATTTTGCCATATACTTCTATATATTTATTTTAAAATCTTAATGCCTAAAGCCTTTAGAGTATCTTGTGTCCAGATCTGAAACTCCCAACCACGATCTTTTGCATATTCACTGGCAGTATTCCATTTTGAGGTGTTCTTCATATACTTCATAACCTCGTTTAGATATGCTTTTGTTTTTTTGGTTTTGATCTTTGGTTCAATCGTTTCATGCTTTGGCTTAATCTCAATAAGGTATGTCTTACCATTCTTCAGAGTAACCTTTAAGTCCATGAAATATCTGTGCATTCTATTATCTGTTGCACAACGATAGGGTATGACAACTTCCTCAGAATTCCAGCTAATCACATCTGGGTTCTTATCGAGCCAAGCCATTGCCTGTCTTTCCCAGAGAGAACGGTATTTAATCGCGGTATGATCACCAGCATATTTTGCAATATTAGTTGGTCTGAATTTTCCGCTATACGCCATATAAATAGTATTTATACCTCAATGGATATTTTATCTTTACCAAATTCAAGCAAATCATATTTCTATCCATTAGAAATCGCATCGCTGGACAATAGACCCTTGATGATGCTGACCTGTAATAAGGTTAGAGATGGTCTAAATGATACATTCAGTATTTTCTTTCCTATTCCAGCTTCGTTGTCTTTCAATGATTCTGGTATTTATGACGATGCAAATCTTGGTTTCGTAGGTAACGCAGCTTTGCAAGCAACTCGCGGTGCTATGGGTGGTGGAGCAATGGCTGGCATGAAAGCTGGTCTTGGTGCAGTTACATCTGGTATTCCAAAGAGTATGTCTAGTGTTGCCCATGCTATTGCGATGAGTTCCGATAAAATTAGTCAAGAAAATAAATCAGCTATTTCTATCGGAGTTGGCGCAACTCTGAATAAAAATATTACTACAGAATTTACTGGAGTTGGAACCCGTCATTACAACTACCAGATAAAAATGATCGCATCTTCGCAAAAAGAAGCAGAGATGATGCGCGAAATTAATAAAGCATTTAGAATTGGTCTCTATCCATCTGGAAATTCTCTACAACTTCAATATCCACCTACATGGACTATTCGGTTTATTAATGGAATCGATGGCGGAGAACTTGATCATATTCCCAAAATCTTTGAAGTATATTTAACTGAATTCTCTGCTGTATATAATTCCACAGCAAATATCTGGAGAACAGACGGATCTCCATTAGAATCTGATATTACAATCGCATTTAAAGAGACTAGAGCATTGACAGCAGAAGATATTAAAAAGCTGGAATCAAGCTCATTTAAGCCGGGTTCATTCTCTGTTAGCTATAATACACCATCTACTGGTCTCACTACTGATTCAGATACTACTGCGATTGCTACAAATAATTCATCTAATCAACCTTCTGCTGTTACTCCAGCAGCCACTGTATAATCATCATGGCTATTAGTTTCTTCTCAAATTTTCCAACAATTACATACGATCTTTTTGATAAAGGATCTACTGTAACCTTAACTGATATTGTCAGAAATGTTGATGTCAATGACTTAGCAGCGGCAGATAATGCTTCTGTCTATACCTATTACAATATTAATAATGGTGAAAGACCAGATGTTGTTTCACAGAGTCTATATGGAACTCCAGAGTATTACTGGACATTTTTTATCGTGAACAATCAGATGCGTGAAGGAATTAATAATGCTTGGCCATTATCTTCACAGAATTTTGAGAATATGATTGAACGTGAATACGATGGTTATTCAATTTTAACTGTAAAACCTATCGTAAATTATACGGATATATCTGCAGGTCGTGGTTCATTATCATGTATTTCATTGACTGAGACATATCTTCCATATCT